ATGCTCTCGCTCTACAGTAGAACCAACTTCTGCCTGTTTGATAATAGTTTCAACAGACACACCATGCTTCTTGGCGATTTCTTTTTCTGTGGGAACTTTCTTTTTCATTAGTAAATCTCCCTCCACTGAAGTGCTGCTCTAATTGTTCCAGAGTTATTACCAATATTTGTTGCTAACACAACATATACTTCTGATGAAGTAGAGTCAAAATTTTGAACAATAATGTTTTTCTTGGCAGCAGAAATAGAACCTGTCGAAGCAGACGCCAAAGAGTTCTGTGACGAACCAGCAGTCACAAAACCACCAAATAAAGCATCGCCACTTCCTGCCGTATAACCAGTAGCACCAACTGAATATTGAACGCCACTATTGGTATCAACATCGGTCCAATTAAGTGTGCCAGTCAAGTTTGATTGACTTGGTAATTTAACAATTTGGAATGAAAATGTTTCTCCAGAAGGATACAAAGCAATATTATTTAACCTAACCGAAATTCTGTTTGGATAAGATTGGAATGTATTTTTCAAACGAATTGCTAATACTGGTAGAGTAGCACCACCAGCAACTGACCTAGATGTCGTCATCATATACATGAAGTCAATACCACTTTCAACATATCCACCTTCTGACATAACAGTGGAACAAATCTGATCAAATGAACCACCAGATGTTGTACCTGTGTTTAGTATCTCACATCTTACTGGTAGATTAGGATTTGCGATATAAACTTCATCAAGTTCATTAGAACAATAATATTGGTGTGCTAGAATAAGTTGCCCGTTATGAACGAAACCACAACGAACTCTACCAACTCCCAACCATTGAAAGTCAATATAAACCAGTTGTGTTTTTGAAGTATTGATGTTGAAACCAGAAACACCAGTTCCATCACACTTGTCAATGTTCCATTCTGATTGTGGAACTCTTCTTTTGTAAGTTCCTAATGTTGCTTCGCTAGCAGTGCCGCTAACATAAGAACGAACAACAAAGTTTAGAGTGCCATTGGTTGTTCCGTTGGCAGTAGCACCACCAACTTGCTCAAAATAGATACCATCTCTATCATCGAAGTATCCAGTTCTTTTGGTTACATTCTGTTGAGCATAACCAAAACATACCGAACTGTAAATCATCTGTGACTTACCAGGCTGGTAATGATGATAAAATTTAGTTTGATGAACAGCACGAGAAGTGGTGTTTGATGTGGTTGCTAAAGTAGCACAAGCCTTATTGATATTATATGTTGCTGTGCCACCATTAGTTAGGTTATCTAAAAAGTTTGGGTCAATAGCATAAAGGTGCTTGTAATCACCAAGAGTGAATGGTTCAGTAACTTTGAGACGACCAAAAGCATCTACTGATGTTTCACTAAAAGATACAGAAGAACCAGAACTACCAGGCCCAACATTGCCGTTTGCGTCGGCAATCATCACAACTTCAAAGTTTGTTTTTTCCTGTGGTAGGAAATCTTCGTAATGCTTACTATACTGTGCCATCAGATTGAATACGCGACTTTAGCTGCTTTGAATGCCGCGCCTCCTTCTAGTGTGTCTGTAGAATCTTTTTCAACATAAGCAACTTCATTTGCCGCCATTGTGAAACTACCAATCGTAGCGCCAGTAGAATCTTTACGAGTAACTAGTGCTGCGGTACTGGTATTTAAAACTCTAACAACAGTTGCTGAGTCAACATTAGTAGCTGAGGTGAGCGTCGTTTCCGCCGCCAATACTTTGAGTGCCATAATACTATCGTTTATTTTCTATTTATCCTTAGCAGCATCTTTAATCATTTTTTGAAGATCTGCCGTAGTGCCTATAAACATTGTGTTATTGACTGTAGTTGGTGCTGACTTCTTATCTTCCTTGCCGAGATTCTTCATCTTCTGTTGGAGGTCAATTAACTTATCAGTCATATCTGAAACTTGCTTCATGGCATTGACAGCAACTTCATAAGCTCTTGGGTGTCCAGATTCCTGTGCAACTTCTAAAGCACCTTGTACAGCTTCCTGTCCTTGTGAGATAAGACGGTATAACTCACCTCTTGTATATTCATAGTCTTTGTTAGCATCAACACTGACATCTTCAATTGACTGAGGGATGATCTCAGTTTTTTCTTCGACGGCAGTTATGTCAAATATTTCTTCCATGTTCTCTTCAAACTTGCTCATAGTAGTGTAATTCCTTCATTAAATCCAAAGTCATCATCGGGCATTAGTAATGCATCATCTGATGCATCTACATCTCCATCACCATCTTGATCAGTTAGAGCTTTTGGTGTTACGTCATAACGAACAACACGTCTGTGTTCTTGAAAATCTCCCAAAGATTCGAATACCGTAGCCTTGCGAATAATTTGAGAATCTGTAACTGGTCCATACATATAAGTTTTCAAGGTAAAGTTTAACGTATATGTTATACTTCTTCTACGAAGCATATCATCTTCGTAATCATCTTCGTAATTAATACTGTTCAGAATAATTGGAAGATCTTTTTTCTCATCCATCTCAGGAATGAGATTTACGGTGACATTGAATGCTGGTTGAAAATATGGTAGAATTTGCTCTAGAATTTGTAGAGCGTCATCCTGATTCTTTGAAAGGATTCCTAATTCGAATTCCAGATTATATGGAACTGGCATGTACTGAACACTCACCGAGTCAGCATCACTTCTCTTAAGATACTTTTGTATTGGAGAGGTTTTTCTTGCGGGGTCATATACAATGCCAACCATCTCAAAAGAAATGCGAGGCATCGTGATACTAACTTTACGCTCTGTGCTTGGATCTTGATCTAAACGAGCAAGGAATTTTGACTTTGGACCGTATGCTAAAGCTACTTTCTCTTGTCTAATTACCTGCCCAGTTTCTGGATCTTTCTTTTCAATTTCAATGTTATTGAAAATAGTTCCAAAAGCCTTGACGTTTTTCTTTATAATTTCGTGATAAAAATGATTTCCTAACATTAGAATACTCCCATATCTCCATATTCACCAAAAGGATTGTCTTCATTGAAATCCAATATTTGATTTGCTTTATCCTCATACCACTTATTCTCAGCATTATCATAATTATCAATTTCAAAATCAATAGTAGAGAACGTATCTACTATCCAAGAAGCGTTACTATCTTGACCGACTAAAGCAATATTTTGTTGCAATACACCATTTATATATGTTAATCTTAATTTTCTAGAGGAAGGAACCCATTCTGCAACAGTTGCTTTTGTGACAACTTGAGTTCCGCCAGATGTATATGTTTGTCTAACTTCCTCTCCTACTTCATATGTTCCAGTGCCACCTGTCTTTACTGTTACTGGGAATACATGAGCTTCTTGAGTGAGATCGTCAATTTCTGGATCACCTGTGTTGAAGTAATTATCCGCATTTTCAATGAGTTCGCAAGTCAAGGAAAAAATATAATTTTTACCTAGCTGATAAAAAGGAACTTCTCTCTCCACGAATTTAATTTCATATAGATTTTTTGTCATGGGAATATAAAGAAGATCTCCCTCGTTTGGTCTGTCTGGAACTCTTGTGTTAATTTCTGTTTCTACGTAATTGATCCAACGTCTTTTGGATACTGCATATGTAATTTCATCGCTCAATCTAAGACCAAACTTAGACATTGCAACAGCTCCAGATCCTCCAAATCCCTCTACGTTAATCAACATCATTTCTATCATCACCTTATCTTCAAATTTTGATAGAATCACATCATTTAAACTCCTATCAATCAACATTGTTTTTGGTACATAAATAACGTCTTGTCCGAACAATTTAATCTGTTCGTCCACAAGATCCTGTATCAAATTTTGTTCGTTAGACGTTCCACCATACTGGGTGAAGTATTGACTCTTTGCCATTATCCGATCATGTCTAGAGGTGGTAGTTCATAATCAGAAATCATCTTGCTCTCAATCTCGTCAATCTCTCTGAGGGCATCTTCATAAATTTGGCGACCATTGTATGACACGCCACCAGGCAATTGGACGTTATTGAACTTGATGAGGTTTTGACCCCACTGACGCTTGATGAGAGCAGTAACATATCTCTTCAACCAAAAGTCATCCCAAATTTTAGTAAACTCTGCTGGATCTAAAGCTCTATAAC